ACCAATATGAACCCATCCTAGAAGACATTCAGATATATAGTAAAATATATGAGGCAGTAAATATAGAAAATTCATACCAAATAGAGGATATTGAATCAAACGAAATAGGTAATGAATTCATATTCACAGACAAACATGGAATTAAACGCAAATTGATGTTTTTAAGAGGAAATAGCGTTAAATTATTGTGGTTTAATCCTACTATTCAAGAATGGACAACAGACGATATTCCTAGTAAATATGAAGATGAAAAAGTAATGAATACATTTGGTATGCTACTTATTAAAGTAATTTTACCCAAATATGGTTCATTTAATTTTACCGCATTGAATGCCGCACGTTATCGCTTATTTAGAGCACTTATCTATACCAGTTTAGATACCTCTGAATATGAAATGGATTATGACGATGAGGCTAGAACTATTGAAGTATACAAACTAGAGGACATTAATGAGGCAGACAAAAAAGACCCCCCAATCGGAAAACCTAAACGTGGTGGATCTAAAAAATTCTACGTTTACGTAAGAGATAAAGGTAAAGTTAAAAAAGTTAGTTTTGGAGGTACAACAGGTCTATCAGCTAAAATAAATAATCCAGAGGCACGTAGAGCATTTGCAGCACGTCATAAATGTGGTACTGGAGAACCAAAAACAAGCGCGCGATATTGGTCATGTAGACTCCCCAGATTTGCTAAACTTTTAGGATTAAAAGGTTCTTTTAGCGGTTTTTGGTAAAAAAATATAATATTATGGGACCAATAGAAAAATATTTAGAAAAACTTGAATCTAAAAGAACATTAAAAGAAGATTCACTAACCATATCTTTAAAAGTTCAAGCATTTCTGGACGAATGTGATCGTTTAAATAATCTTTTACAAGATGACGAGTTATTTAAAAAAGAAAGACAAAAGTATCAAATATGAAATCCTCAGAATTAAAACAACTTATTAAAGAAGAAATTATCAAACATAAAATTTTAGAAGAAAAAAATCAAAAAGCTTCTAAAATAAACCAAAATCTTTCGGATTTGGTAGAAAAAATAAAAAAAGACTTTAATATAGAAAATGAACAATTTTAATAAAATAAATCCTTTACAAGATAAGATATATACTCTTTTATTAGATATAAAAGACATAAAACCTAATCTTTTTAGAGAATATACATTAATTGTTGATTATTCTATAAATGGATTTATTGATTTAGGTGCTAATTATATAGAAGATAATCCTCAAGAATTTGAAATATTTTTAAAAAAATTAAATGATATTATTAAAATATTAGAATTTATTAAAAATAAAGAAAATATTCAAGAAGAAAAAACAAAACGTGACAGATGTTTACGCATTGCTGATCGTAAATTTGATAAACCTTCTGCTTACAAATCTGGTGCTGTAGTTAGATGCCGCCAGGGTGATATTTGGAAAGGTATAAAAGAAACAGACGACCCACAATCAGGCAAAGCTGCACCTTATGGATCAGGATATGCTAAAGTTAAAGAAGAATTAATTCTTGAAAAAGTAAAAGAAACACTGAGAAATTGGTTTGCACGTAAAGGTGAACCTGGTAAAAAAGGTGGATGGGTTGATTGTAATACTTGCCGTGAAGTAGATGGTAAAACAAAATGTAAAGCATGTGGTAGGGAAAAAGGAGAAACACGTTCAAAATATCCTTCATGTCGTCCTACAGCAGCACAATGTAAAACACCTGGTAAAGATACTAAATGGGGAAAAACAAAATGATTAAACTAATCAACATATTAAAAGAATTAATCACAGCAACAGAAATTATTTGTGATAAATGTGGATGGAAATGGAGTATTAAAGATGGTGGAGAAGATTTATATATCTGCCACAAATGCAATCATGACAATACTCCAGAATATTTAAATGAAGGAGAAACACCAAATCACCAGTTCCCAAACGGTTTCCAACCTGCCAAACCCGTTCCAAACGGTGGTGCTATGTGTGCTAACTGTGCTAAATGGAATAAAGATAAACAATTATGTGAAGGCCAATACTATATTAACTGGCATGGTAATGGTAAAATTCCTGCTGAACCAACAGAATACGTTTGTATTTGGTGGGTAGATAAGAAAAAATGATCCCATACACAGACATAGAAGTTACTGACAAATATATTATTCGTGAATTTAACGAAAATATAGATCCAATTGAATTGATGTGGCATCGAGATAATGAACCTAGAATAATAGAAATACTAGAAGAAACAGATTGGAAAATACAGTTAGACAATAATTTGCCTACCTCACTAAAAGAACGTATATTTATCCAAAAACACGAATGGCATAGAGTCATTAAAGGGAATGGAACATTAAAATTAAAGATACACAAACAATGAACAAAACCGATTTACGCAACATTATCAAGGAAGAAATATCCCGTGTTATTGCTGATGGTTTGTTAGATAACAACTTTAAATTTAATAAAATATATGAGGTTATGGTTCCTTCACATCGTGATGATTATTACGAAATTGGTGAAACTAATTATATGGTTATAGCTCAAGATGATGTAACAGACGATAAATTGGTGTTATTTACTGAGTTACATAAAACTGGTGATTATTATGTTTATTCTTATTTTTTTGATGTGTTTGATAGAAAAGGAAATAAAAAAACACGTAGAATGTATACTAGAGATAAAGCAGCAAAATATTTACCTAAAGAAATTAAACCAACGATTACCCTATCAGTTTTAAAAATGACCAAATCATTGATTAATCGAATCAAACCTGATATAATACAGAGAGAAACAGCAGAATATATATCTGAAGAACATATGGACCGATACGACATAATTAGCAAATTACTTCAAGATGACCTAGGATATAAATTAATAGATCATAAAGTAGATGCTGATGGACATAGATGGATATTTTCAAAAAATGGTGAAAATATAGATCTGGATGAAAATACAATACTAGACCATTTCCACAAAAGACCATCAGTATATGACGAAATATTGGTTAGAGCAGAAGCAAATTTACTCAACGAAATAAAGAAAAATCCATTAAAATTAGACTAAAAACACACAAACAATGAAAAAATCAGATTTACATAAAATTATTAAAGAGGAAATTGAAAAAATACTTACAGTAATAGAAGAATACAACGAATCCCCATCAGCCCTAATAGCTAATAAAGAACGTATAGCTGATGAAGTATTAAAATCAGATTTAGAAGACAAAGACAGAATAGCAAACTTCATAATCCGTAGTGCACCTAGTGAAGTATACTTACAAAAAATAATTGACATGTTGGGAATAAACATAACTGATTTCAGTATCTCAACACCACAAAGACCTGAATGGAACCCAAATGATACAGGTGGTATAAACCCAGCAGATTACGGTTCTTTAGATTAAACATTTATTAACTAGATTTATAGCCTGTCGATTTTAAAAACTTATGGAAGCTGTGGCTCCTTATACGAAAGTATTTGGAGCCACACTTTATTTTACGTATATTTAACACAAATAAGAGTTATGAATATAACTAAAATATATTTAGTAGAAAATTGTTTTAATGATATGGATAAAGTATATATAGGTAAAACTATAAATGATAGGTCTGAAGCTCATAGAAGAACTTATGGTAAAAATATTATATACACTGTTATAGATGAAGTTAATTCATTAAATAGAGAACATTGGACTTGTATAGAATCATATTGGATAAATCAATTTAAACAGTGGGGATTTCATGTAATGAATAAAAATAATGGTGGGGGTGGAGTTGAATATATGTCCCCTGAAAGTATACAAAAACGCGTAACCAATACTGATTATAATATCGTATCTCAAAAAAGAACAGCTAACACAGATTATTCAGCCATTGATTACGTGTCTAGAACTGCTAAAATGGATTATTCATTTAATAGGGATCCTGAAGTAATTAAAAAACGCTTAATGTCCCCTAAATATAGTGATCCCAAAACCCATGAACAACGTGTTAAGAATACAGATTGGATTGCTAAAGCTGAAAAATGCAAAAAACCAATTATCCAATATGATTTGGATTTTAATTATATCAAAGAATGGAAATCCTCCACTGATGCCGCCCATGAGCTAAATTTAAATAATGTATCCATCACCATGTGTTGTAATAATAAATTAAAAACCTCCGGTGGATTTATATGGTCTAAAAAATAAAAGTTATGAATATATTTTACATTAATAGTGATCCTAAGATCGCAGCACGTGAACTCGCGGATCCCCATATAAGGAAAATGCAAATTGAAAGTGCCCAAATGTGTAGTGTAGCCCATTGGGAAAATGGTTCAACAGCACCCTACAAAAAATCCCATACAAATCATCCTTCAACAAAATGGGTAAGAGCTTCTATCCAACATTACAGATGGATGATTCAACACGGTTTAGAGATATGCTCTGAATTTGAAAAACGTTATGGTAAACACCATAAAACCCAAGATGTGTTAGAGTGGTTAAGAGACAATGAACCTAATATCCCAGATATTGAATTCATAGATCCACCACAATGTATGCCTGAAGAATTTAAACAAGTGGATACTATACAAGCATATCGTACATTTTATATAGAAGATAAAGTTAAGATTAAACAATTGAAATGGAACAAAATAAACAACAAACCCGAATGGATAGAAAAATAGTTATTGTAGGTGGTGGAGTCGCTGGTATAAACGCTGCTACTAAATTGATAGATAAAGGGATTAATGGTAAAACAATTACTATCATAGATACAGGTAAAGACCCATATAATCGTCAACCAAGTGAAGTAATGCATGGCTTCGCAGGAGCAGGTCTATTCTCAGATGGAAAATGGGTATATTTGCATAATACCATCGGTGGTCAATTAGCAAAATACACCGGTGAAGAAAAAGCAGATGAGTTAATTGACGAAGCATGGAAATATATATTACGTTTTCATCCTGAACCAGATAAAGTAATGTTCTCTAATCCAATAGATGAACCAGAATTCATCAAACCATATTTTAATTTACGTATGGCTCCTACATACCATATTGGTACTAATTATTTACATGATATAGGTAAAAGATGGTACGATTGGTTAATGGAACAAGGAGTAAATTTTATGTGGGAAACTAAAGTAAATGATATTGACTTTAACTCTTGTGAAGTATGGGTAAACGATGATAAACATATCACTGGAGTTTCATCCATATTATATGACCGTTTAATTTACGGAACTGGAAAATCTGGTATTGATTTAACACAACAGTTAATCAACAAATACAACCTTAAGAAAGAACCTAAATCTATTCAAGTTGGTGTGCGTATGGAATTACCGCAAAAATATATGCAACCAATAGTGGATATATCATATGATTTTAAACTATATCAAAAACCAAACGAACGCGTTTCATTACGTACATTTTGCTCAAATAATAATGCTGCATATGTAGCTGAGGAAGAGACATATGGTATGAAATCATATAATGGTCATAGCTTCAAACAAGATGATATGATCAACAACATGACCAATTTTGGTATTATTATGGAAATCAAGAATATCGACAACCCATTCGAATTTCAAAAGAAACTAGTTGGTAAATGTCAAGATGGTAAAAATGGATTATACTATTCACCTGGTAATTATCGTAAACCATCATTAAACGCAGAGGGACACAAGATGAACATTACCCAAATAGATTGGATGGCTATGTTAGCAGTAAACGACGCATTCGAGGGATATTTCGAATACATCACCAATTTCATATGTGATTTAAATTCAGTATTCCAATTCGGCGATGATTATGGTATCTACATCCCAGAAGTAAAATTCTTGAGTGAGGAGGTACTTGTAAACTACAATGATTTATCGTTGGTAGATTATCCAAACGTTCATTTTGTAGGAGATAGTTTATCATCACGTGGGATAGCTGTTAGTGCAGCTCATGGTTTATTATGTACTACTACTATATGATGTCTGCTATATATAAAATCATATCTCCATCTAAAAAAATATATATTGGTCAATCTATTCATATTAATAAAAGAATAATTCAATATAAAAATTAACATATGTCAAAAATAGGATTTACAGGTACAGTCTCTGTTGGCAAAACTACTTTAGTCAACGCTCTAAAAGAATTACCCGAATTTAAAGATTACCATTTCTCTACGGAACGTAGCAAATATTTACGTGATTTAGGTATTCCGTTGAATACGGATTCAACTATTCTAGGTCAAACGGTATTTATGGCTGAACGTGCTAGTGAATTATTGAATAAAAATATGATTACGGACAGAACAGTTATTGATGTTATGGCATTTACCCACTCAGCTAAAACAATTCCATACTATATCAGTTTTGATTTTAATACTTATGCTTCACATTTAATTAGAGAATATGACTATATATTCTATGTATCTCCTGAAGGAGTTGAATTAGAAGACAATGGGGTAAGAGTAGTAGATATGGAATATAGAAATGAAATCGATAACTCTATTAAAAATCATATTTCCCAATATAGATCTAAAATAATTAACTACACAGAACTATCAGGAACTACTGAAGAAAGAATTAAGAAAATTAAAGAGACGATATTCCCGTAATATTTATTATAAAATTACATAATTATGAAAAAATCAGATTTACTAAAAATCATTAAAGAAGAAATTGATATTACATTGAGTGAAGCAGGATTATTTGGTTTGAAAGACCCTAAAAATGCCGCTAAAGGTTTTGCAGCCACTATCGACCCAGATGATTCAACAGAAAATTCACAAGCATTCCAAAGTAAATACAAAAAATTATCTGAAGAAGAACTTGAAGAAGAACAATTAGACGAAATGGCTAAAATCACTGAACCAATAGAAAATGCAATTGGTGTAGCAGTTAATAGAATCAAATCACAATTCCCTGAAATCACACCTGAAGATATTACTAAAATAATTACAAGTAAGAAAAAACAAAGTGAATTCGCTCCAGAATTGAAAGCAGCTCTAGATAAAGATGAAGAATTAAATGGTGGAAATGACAAATACACACCAGGTTTAGGTGGTCCTCAAGCTCTAGGAGCAGTTAAAAAAGCATTCGGTGGATTTGAAGTAGGTCAACGTGGTAGAAAAGCAGATCCTGAAAAAACAGCTAAAACAACAACACCAAAACCAACATCAGCGGTATCAAAACCAATAAGTGATATGACAGATGAAGAAGGTAATGCAATTGAAATAGATACTACTGTTAAACCTGTTACAGGAAACGCAGATATTGAGGCAGAATTAAAACGAGTTATTTCATCTAAAAAATCAAAATTAGCAAATGCAAAAGGTGCTGATTATGATAGAGAATTAGCAGCATTAAAACAATTCTTAACTAAACCAGAAATTTCAAAATATATCAAGAAAAAAACAGTTGATGGAGTTAATCCATATTCAATTGATTCAATCCTAAAAAATTAAATATGAAAGACAGAGTAATACAAGTCTCATTATATGATGTAATACTAACTTGTATTACTCTTCTTATAATATTTTTTACATTTAGATCGTGTGATCCAACACCTATAGATTCTAAATACGTTGACCAAAAACGTTCAATAGATAGTTTAAACAATGTAATATTAGAATTAAAAACAATACAAATAATATTAGATGATAAAATCCTTAATAGTGGTAATAAAATAGATTCACTATCACAGGAAATAGTTAATACTAAAATAGAAATATTAAACACTAAAAACTATTATGATAAAAAAATTCATGATGCTAGGGCTTACACTCCTACTCAATTGGACAAGTTTTTCGCAGACCGATACAAGCAAGTTATTTATAAGTTATAAAGTAGCCCGTTTAATAGCTATAGACCTAATCCAAGGTGATTCAGCTATGGCTGAACTAGAACAAACACAGGTTTTACTAGAACAAGTATCTGCTCAATCTACAGAAAAAGATACGGTAATCGGATTTTATGTTAAAAAGGAAAAAAACTATTTACACCAAATCCAAGATTACGATAAAAAAGAAGAAAAATACAAGAGTATAGTTGGTGGGTTGGAATCCGATAATGCTACATTAGTACGGAAAAATAAATTCCTAAAAGACACATTGAAATTTTTTGGAGGTGGTATTGCTATCCTAGCAGCACTGTTAATTATCCCAACATTAAATTAATGAGTGAACAAAAAGATATAAAGCAAGTAATAAGAGAAGAATATATAAAATGTGCACAATCACCTGCCTATTTTATGAAAAAATATTGTTATATTCAGCATCCAAAACGTGGTAGAATACAATTTAATTTATACCCGTTCCAAGAAAAGGTTTTAACATTATTCCAAGAAAATTCATATTCAATAGTACTCAAATCTAGACAGTTAGGTATATCTACTTTAGGAGCAGGTTACTCAATATGGCTGATGTTATTTCATCAAGATAAAAATATTTTATGTATCGCAACTAAACAGGATACAGCTAAAAATATGGTTACAAAGGTAAAATTCATGTACGACAATTTACCTTCATGGCTTAAGGAAAAAGATAAACCAGCCGAATACAACAAATTAACTCTCCGATTAAACAACGGTTCACAAATCAAAGCAACATCAGCTTCATCTGATGCTGGTCGATCAGAAGCCGTTTCTTTGCTACTAATAGATGAAGCTGCCTTCATCCACAATATAGGTGAGATTTGGGCATCTGCTCAACAAACATTAGCTACGGGGGGTGGATGTATAGCATTATCTACACCTTATGGTACAGGAAATTGGTTCCATAAAACATGGGTTAGTGCTGAAATGGGTGAAAATTCATTTCTACCAATAAAATTACCATGGAAAGTACATCCTGAAAGAAATCAAGATTGGAGAGACCAACAAGACTCAGATTTAGGTGTTCGTATGGCAGCCCAAGAGTGTGATTGTGATTTCAGTACATCTGGTGATACAGCTTTCCCACCTGAAGATATAACGTTCTACGAACAAACATATATAACAAAACCATTAGAGAAACGGGGAATGGACCAAAATCTATGGGTGTGGGAACCGGTAGATTATTCTAGAAACTATATGGTTACAGCCGATATAGCTAGAGGAGATGGAAGAGATTATTCTACATTCCATGTATTTGATGTTGAAACATTTACTCAAGTTGCAGAATATAGAGGTCAAATTGGTACTAAAGAATTTGGACATTTACTAGTAGGTATAGCTACTGAATATAATATGGCTTTATTAGCCCCAGAAAATTCAAATATAGGTTGGTCTACTATCCAAACAATATTAGATAGAGGATATGCTAATCTTTACTATTCACCTAAGAGTGGAAACGTGAATTCTAATTCGTATTTTGACGCATATATTGATACAAGTAAAATGGTTCCTGGGTTTACAATGTCTACAGCTACTAGACCTATCGCAATAGGTAAGTTTCAAGAAGCAATATCGGATAAAGGAACAATATTTCAATCGATTAGATTGTTAGAAGAAATGAAAGTTTTCATATGGAAGAATGGTAGAGCAGAAGCACAAAGTGGATACAATGATGATTTAATTATGGCATATGCAATTGGCTGTTACCTGCGCGAAACGTCGTTTAAACTTAGGCAACACGGTATAGATATGTCTCGAAGCATGCTTAACGGAATTGCAACGAATAATACCCAATACACCGCATTTAGCTCAAACAATACACCAATTGATAACCCTTACAAAGTAACAAACCCTTATACTGGAGATTCGGAAGATATTTCTTGGATTTTATAAAAAATAAACACAAATAAAAATGGCAGAAACAGGATTATTATCAAGATTAAAACGATTATTTTCAACCGATGTTA